AAATTAAACATTAGTTCTCCCAACAGTTTATTTGTTCTTTTGTAAATTCCATTGTAATCCAACCCGTACGCTGAATGCCATAAAATGAGTATCGTGCATAATCTGCGTAACGCATAAACGACCCTCCTCTTACATACCATTTACGTTTAAGTGTTTCTTCTCCGTTATCGTCAATCGTTAACGAATCCATTGGTTTACAATAGAGTTGGTGATTATGTCCTAAGAAAAAGACATCTCCATTACTATAGACAGATGCCATTTGATTTAATTCACTATCACCATTCTTTGCTCCGCTTTTTCCGTGTCCACTTACTAAATACCAGTCTTTACCTTGAATACTAATCTTCGAATACCCTGGTAATCTAAAGTAAGGTACATCCATTTCAGCCGCTAAAGTCTTACAGACATCAAAGTCTAAAATATTAAAACTACGTAAGTAGTCGTGATTTCCGCCACGAATAAATAAACATTTATCCGCAATTGGTTGCACCAATTTTAGAAAGGCGGTATATTGGTCCTCAGGAGCCATAGATTGTCCACGCTGATTAATTTTATAATTCGGTGGAATCAGTTCAATCAAATCACCATTACCAAACCATCGTGCATTTGGGTCTTCGTAGATAATCTTAATTGCTTGTTGAAACTTTTGCAAATCAAATTCGTTCGCCCCAACGTGTATATCCGTCAACCCGTGAATACGCAACCTTTCATCACTTTTCACCTGAAATATTTTTCCAGGTTCAATATGTTTAGAGTCATATTCTTTTATATCAGAAGGAATAGGTATTGAAAACCATTTCCCACAAGACTTGCAACTAAATTGTTGTTTGACTGTTTCTCTGTTTCGTTTCTTCCCTTCTTTTTTTGTTAGCATACTGCTACAATGTGGACATATCATCAGTTTCCTCCTGTGGTTCCACTTCATCTTCAAAGGCATCAGGCAATGCTTTACGCTGTGCACTTTCTATTTGGTCTGGTGAAAATCCTTGGAACAACCCTACAACACCTGTGTCAATTCTCTTGACTTGGTTTCCTAGAGTACCAATTGCTTTTCCCAATTCTTTTAATGATTGTAATGCAATATTTTGGTCTTCACTAGTATCAGCTAGTTGTTTTAGCGACCCTAAGATATATGCGTGGTCAATTCCTAATTGCTTTGCTATATCCTTTGCACTTTTCTCTACTTCACTCATCACTCTCTCCTGTTTAAGTAATATTACTGCTTTTTTTCGTGCTTTTTGTGCATTGTCTTCTTTAAACGTTTGCATATATGCACTAACTGCATCCGTTCCTACCGCAACTTGTGTTGCAAATAATTTTTCTCTTTGAGTACATTTGGTTCGTTTTTTCATTCGTTGCGAACCTGTTACTAAGTCTGGATTGGTAGAAAACGTATATCTATTTGGGTGTTTATCAAAATCCGTATCCATAAAAGTTTTAGGTGTATTCAGGAATGTACCTACAATTGTTCGGACATATCCGTTGGTGAGTTTATAATTTTTAGTATCGCCAGGGTGAGACATAGATTTTGCTTTTAAGATTTGAACAATATTGCCATCATCACTATATACCCAATCCCCTTCTTTGGCTGTTCTCCAACCTTTTACAATAGGAGTATCTTTATCATAGTGCAAATAAAATTCTTCCAAGGTTTCATAAACATAATGGCGTTTATATTTGATGGTATTTGATTTCATTTCTTTTTACTTAATTGTTTATGCAAAGACTCAATTAAATATAGTACTTCTTTATCTACCCAATATTTATTTCCATTAATTTCTAGCGGTACTTTTTTTATTTCTTCTTCCATATCAATTGTAGACAATACCATATCTTCATCTTCTAAGTCGTCATTTTTGAACCACTTATGAATTTTAGATAGTTTTTCTATCTCTTCTAAGATATTCAATTGGTCCTCTACAGGAAGCCTTGATAACCATAATATTCCGTATGCCATATTTTTTTCCTTGACAAGCACGTCCAAACCCATTAACTTAACAGGGTTATCTACCCGTTATCTACTAGTATATACTAGTAAATAATTAGTAAATAATATTTATTTCTTTTTCTTTGGTACTTTCTTTTTCTTTAAAAGTTCGACCAACTGTTTATTCAGACGTTTTTCAGATTCTTCTTGTTGTCTACGAGCAACACCTGTTAATCCGTCTCTACGAATATCTTTAGAAGTTATTGTCATAATACCCTAATATAAGTAATAAAACCCATGTGTTCCAACATTTTTTTTAAGCATTTTGAAAAGGGGCTATACACACACACCCGACCCCCATTAATGGGATTATCGATATCAATTTTTCAATTATGAGGAGAAATCAATTATGGCTAAAGCGAATACAAACGCTACTTCTCCAGCAGTTGACGAGAGTCAGTTAATGCTAAGATTGTTCAATGTTCAGGTACAACTGAAGTTGGCTGGTCTTGTAAAACGACTCAACTCTAGAGCTGGATTACCAGGTTGGTTAATAGATAAAGAGATTAACTCTTTAATAGACTCAGCTAGACAAATGGGCTTAACAGGCGCAAACGAAGATGTGAAAGCATCACTAGAAGAGTTAAGAGGTATTGCTTCATCTATGCAACAATCTAGTTAGTAGTAACCAAGTTGAATTAAGATTCGGGGTGTAGTGAGCCTGGCAACAGAAATCACTTTGGACTTTATTGTTAACTATTATTATCATTCTATTACAGATACAGTACTATTTTAAGTGATATGGCATATATACTTACATATTTTAGGTAGATGTGATGATATGGTTATAGATGTAAAGATAAACACCCTATATACTATAAACTTTTAGTTAAACATGGGTTCACAACAATAGTTTTATAAAAATCGCTTAAATACAGCGTTATTTTCTAAATGTGATATGTCGAGTCGCACTAGAAAAGATAATACAACCTATGCATATTATAATGCGTAGAAAGGGACAAATATGAAAGTAGAACAAGTAAAAATGATTCGTAAAATGAATAACCTACTATGTGGTGGTTATATGACCAAAGGCAAAGTAGAGATTATTTGTGATTTAATGCGTAAATATAATATCGAATGTACCGATGAAGATATTGATACGTTTTTACGCACGATTAGTGTCATAGAAGATTATAACTAAACCATTGGTGGAATTATGCCTCTTGTGGGCGACCGTAAACTATGTGAAGTAGTTGAAACGTGACTAGTCTTATATAATAGCAATCACGGCATGTATAAGATGAATGAAATATTTGCACAAATCGGTTATATAAATCCAGGCATCAATGCATAATGAAACCAAGAAGAATTTAGGACCTTTATCTCTCATTACCTCGTTCCTTTTCGTAGTTGTTTATACTAGGTTGGTAAGGGTCCAAAAATTATTAAAATTCGTCTATATTTGTGGATAATAATGTAACACCATACATAATCCACCTTGAGGCAATCGAGTATCCAATGTATATTCGAGTAGTTAGGCAAGGGTCAACTGACTGAGCAAACCTATGCTATTCAAGATACCTAAATAAGATAAAACGTAGGTGTATCATATAGGTATTGTGGGGGGATAGCTTCCCAAAACGTAATCCCACTATAGACGTATTTTAATAAAAGTAAACAAATAAAATAGATGGTGCTCTTTGAGTAAAGAGTTAAATGGTTCAGTTCTCCAGAACAACAGCCGTCTATAAACAGTAGAGGAGAACAATTATGCAGTATTATACTGATAAACTTAAAAGTGACGCTATTTATTCAGCATATAAACGATATAGACAAGAAACATTGTTAGGTCGTATTGCAGTTAGAATGGATAGTTTAATTGATTTACTAAGAAGGAGGGCTTAGTATGGGATTTGATTTAATAGCAAAAAAACCAACCTCAGAAGAATATAGTGATTTTCGATTTAATGTTTGGGGATGGAGATTACCTTGGAATTATATTTGTCATTTTGCACACGATGAATTACTCAAAAATAAACAACCAGTAATTATAGATGAATCTATATGTCAAGGTGGTGGATATAATGACGGAACACTAATTTCAAGTGAACAAGCAAATAAGATAGCAGAAATTATCTTTAAACACGATAAAGATGGTACGCTGGATGAATTAGAAGACACCAATAGAAATGATAGACTCGAAGCAGATAGAATCAATAAAGAAATAGATAATCAAATGGCTGAGTTAAAGAAACAAGTAGAAAAAGAAATTGGGTCTGGAATTGCTCCTGCAGACTATCCAGAAAAATATTATAAGAAATTTAAAGAACTACAAAATAAAAGAGATTGGCGTTCTTATTATAGATTTCATAAAGAAAGTATGTTATCATTTGCAGAGTTTATGAAACAATCTGGAGGGTTTGAAATATGGTAAATAAACAAAGCCAAAAATACCGTATCTTAAAGCACTTAAAAAGACATAGACGCATTACATCAATGGAGGCGTTTACAAAATTCAATGCTACAAGACTTAGTGGTATTATATACAATCTTAGAGAAGATGGATTTAACATTAATACAGAGCGTATTGTTAAGAATGGGAAATCGTTTGGACGATATTATCTCATTGAAAATGATACGAATGATTCATTGTTACATCAATATTTCTTACAAGATTGGGCAGTAGTTAATGGTTAGCACTCTACTTGTTTTACTTGGTGCGTAAACGAAAGGTTGGGGTATATTCTTCGTGGATATACCTTGACTTTTTTGATTGATATTGCTATATTTAGAAACATTTCTAGGAGGAAATATATGATAGATATTCCAAAAATATATAACGATTATCTACAACAAAAACACAAAGAAAATCGTGAAAAGTATAAAGACTACCAAGGGTGGTTTAGTGCTAGTAGCGCAGGTAGTTGTTATAGAAAGCAGTTGCATAAGCAACAAGATTTAACGCTAGACCCTTTAGATGAAAAAAGTGCAAGACTTTTACGATTAGGAACTCTAGTGCACGCAGACTTTGAACAAGCATTAAAAGATTGGGACATACAAGAACACGTAGATAAACCTGATGAAATACAAATATTTACAGAACATAGAATAGAAATACCTGAACTGAATGTAATGGGACATCTAGATATTGGTGTTGTCAATCGTGAAGGTGAAATGATACACGTATATGATGTAAAAACCGCAGGTGCTTGGAAGTGGCGTATGAAGTTTGGTAGAAATCCAGACAAGAATCCTAGTACAAATTATGAGTTACAGTTAGCTACATATGCTATAGGACTAGGAAATCAAGAAGATATAACTGATGTGAGATTATCTATTTTGTGGTATAACAAAGATAATTCACAAATGAAAGAAGAGCCAATTTCTAGTATGTATATGGAAGCGGCATTTGATTATTGGACGGATTTAAATGAAACAAGTGATAATGTAAAAGGTGAAGCAGAAATGCTAGACCCTGGAAGTGAAAATGTTCCCGTATATAATTGGGAATGTAAATATTGTGAGTTTCAAGGAAAGTATTGTCCTGGGTTATATAACATTTAAATACTAGAAAGGAGGATATCTAGTGGAAGAAAAAGAATGTAGTATTTGTCATCAAGATATAGATACACAGATACTATCAGGGATAAATCCATCTACAGGAGAAGAAATAAGAGATGTATATTGGACGGAGGGACACAACGCCGAACCAGTTACAGATGGTAGATGTTGTACAAGTTGTAATAATGATGTTGTAGTGCCTGAACGACTTAGAAGACTTCAGGTGAGTAATGCTTATGACGCTTGATACATATAAAAATCCTAAGAATTGTTGTCTTTGTGGAGAAAAATTAGGACATCCTTATGGATTCAATGCAGAGCCAATAAAAAATGGAAGATGTTGTGCAGTATGTAATACCCAAGCAGTATTACCAACACGATTAAAACTATTTGTAAACGAAATAAAGAAAGAAGGTAAACACGATGGCAAACGTAAATAGTAAAACTTTTGGAGATGTAGTTGTTTATAAAAGTGAATGGCGTTCATTTCTAGAAGTGCAAAAGTCTGGAAATCATAATATGATGAGTCCAGCAGCAAGAGTAGAAGGAGGTTGCGACAAGGAAACTTGGTTTGCAATGCTATCTAATTATGAAACACTTGAAAAAGAATGGGGTAACAATGAAACAGAATAATGTATTTGAAGTACTAAGTAAAATAGACGTCAAAGAACACACTGAAAAGAAAGGTAATTTTAGCTATCTTTCTTGGGCTTGGGCTGTAAGAGTATTACTACAACACTTTCCAGAATCAACTTGGGAAGTACATACTTATTTTGATAATGGTGTAGAAACACCTTATATGCGTACTGAAGCTGGTGCATTTGTACAAGTAAGTGTAAGTGTAGAAGGAATACGAAGAACCCAAGTACACCCAGTATTAGACCATACAAACAAAACTGTATTAGAACCTAATGCTTTTCAAATAAACACAGCAATACAACGTTGTTTAGCAAAAGCAATAGCACTACACGGATTAGGATTATATATCTATGCTGGTGAAGATTTGCCAACAGCTCCTGATAAATTGAATAAAGAACAATATGAATCACTCTTTGGATTGTTGAAAATAATTGACGATAAAGAGTTAGAGGCAAAAGTAATTGAACAAATTGGTGATGAAACTATCAATGATGCTAACTTTAAAGCGGCATATGCAAAACTTAAACGCAAAGCTGATAAAGTAGGTGCAAAATGAAGTTAGAAGACATCAACAATACAGACGATTACAGAGATGATGTATACAAACTAAACGCTAAATACACAATAGGTGTTAATGATGGTAAAGAATTTCGTGAAGCTACCTTTACTGGTACAAAGTTATATCACGGAAAACCAATAATGACATTTGTAATGTCGGGCGGTGTACGTAATGGTCATCTAAACTTGAATATTAATCAAAGCTATCTATCCTATGCGATAGAAGAGCCAATGGAGGAAGAACAAGATGGGTAAATTTACTCGTGAAGACGCAAAAGCGATGCTAGATGCTGGGAAAATAGACCAAGAAACTTTTGACCAAATGGAAAAAGATGGTGCATTTTCTAATTCTAGAAGAAGTACAACAAGCTTTATTCAAACAGCAGATGGAACTTGGGTTTCTCCAAGACTCTATTTTGATGGATTAGGTAAAGCACAATACAGCGATAAAATGCTTGAATTAAAAACAAAGGTAAATTCTTTATTTGAAGAATATACCACAACCAAAACTGGAGACACTAAATGAAACCGATAGAAAATGCGATATACAATGAAAGTAAGAACACATATAAACCAATACCTGAAGGTACATATCCAGCTCATATTAGCAAGTTTGAGTCAAAAGAATATAATGGTGCATATGTATTTAATGTCACTTTTAAAGTAGCAGAAGAAGCCAAGGATATTGAGTTTGCTGAACAGCAGAAAGATAACAATGGTAAATTAGTACCAACAGGTGCTAGTGTTACTGGAGTACAAGCTGTAGGCAAGGAATATCGTACTGATAAAGGTATATGGTTAACACCAAACTTATCTGAAGAAAATTCTTGGAAGAACAAACGCTATGCTGAGTTCTTTGCAAGTATAGGTATGGCTTTTGGTAAAGACAGCAATGGTAATATGCAATTACAAATGGTTGAAGAATCTGATGTAATGGGTTTACCTTGTTTAGTTCAGTTAGTCAATACTGAGTTCAAAAATGCAGATGGCGAAACTCGTTCATCACTTAAAGTAGGTAAAGTATATAAGTGGGAAGACGGAGAACGCATTAGTTCTGATGAATTGGAAGCAGATGACTTACCATTCTAATTACTAGACAATAAAGAGAGCTTCTATGGTAGCGAAACTCCACATAAACAATGAAATATATTTGATGGATTCATTTATCTCTTTGAAATATACTATAAAAAATGTAACTTATATGAAGGTCTAAAATACTAGATTAACCAGGATATTCCTGGTGATTGGTTGGCTAATTAGACCTTTGTATAAAAGGAGGAATCTTGGATAAACTGAAACAAGCACAAGAATTGTTACGTTTAAATACTGTTTGGAATAGAATTATTTCACGTATAAAAGATACTTTAGAAATTGGTTCTAGTGAAAAAGATTTAATAGACGATATTGTGCAAGAAGAATGGGCGAAGGAAAAACGTAATGAACGAAGCAGTAATAACAATTAAATTAAGCGATAGTGAAGTAAACTTACTTGCAGAATGCTTAACAAACACTACCTTAGATGGTGTACACGAAAAACCAATTAAAAAACTAACAGAAGATTTCTTAGTAATACAAGAGCTTGTAAAAACTGAAAGAAGAAAACGTCAATTGTTAAATAGTAGAAAATCAATGGATTTATCAATTGTAAATCCTAACTGTGAGGTGTGCGATGACTAAAAAATGGAAAGTAGTTCCAAAGAAAGGATTGGTATACTTAAAAGACTTACCAATTGGGAGTAAGTGCGAAGTAAATGGTCTTACCGTAATGTTAATAAATAAAGGAATTAATTGCGATGTAGTTATTTTAAATAAAATAAATACTGAGTGGTACAATATGCACGATTCTTATTATAGCGGTAAACATACTTGGTC